GAACGAGTCAAAGCAAATCGTCGAGAGCGTTATGCAAGCGACCCAGAGTATCGCCGCAAAGTTCTGGCTCGGGTCATCGCTCGAAAGCATCACCCTGTCAAGCAACCATGCGAAAGTTGTGGCAACCCACGAGCCGACCGGCATCACGACGATTACGACAAGCCTACGGAAATCAGATGGCTATGCCGAGCCTGTCACATTCAGCATCACGCCCACGTTCTCGGGACATGGGGAGAAGGCCTCAAGCGGTAAGTCCTTTATCTACTGCGCTAAGGCAAGCAAGTCCGAGCGCAACGCAGGGCTGGAACCATGCCGATGTGATAAACTATCTGCATGGGCAAAAGAGGACCAGCCAGCACCGCCCCAGGCGGGTACGGAACTATTAGCGAAAAGGGATACCGACGCATCTGGGACACCGCTCAGCGACGACTCCGAATGGAACACGTCGTTGTCTGGGAAAGGGCCAACGGATTGGTCCCCGATGGCTATCAAGTCCACCACATCAACCACGACAAACTCGACAACCGACTGGAAAACCTCCAACTCGTCAGCACCGTTGAACACAAGCGCATCCACTCGGGGTGCGAACTTAGGGACGGTATCTGGTGGAAACCTTGCAACGTTTGCGGGGAGTTCAAGCCAGTCGGAACCGAGCATTGGTATCTCAGCAGAGAGGGCTGGCCACTCTACGGGCGATGCCGACCCTGCCACATCAGCCGAGTCGTTGCCAGCAAGCAACAAAGGCAATCTGTTCTGCCCTAAGTGCGGCGGGCTAAAGGGAGGCCATCCCACCGTCAAGCCACTAGCCCTGATGCGCTACCTCGTGAAACTCGTGACCCCCCCCAATGGCACAGTCCTCGACCCGTTTCTCGGCTCTGGCTCAACGGCAGTGGCCTGTGTCCTCGAAGGCTTCGACTGGATCGGCTGTGAGATGACCGAGGACTACTGGCCCATCATCGAGGCACGAGTGCAGTGGGCGCACAACCAACCTAAAATTTTGTTGTAGTGGCAATACCATACCGTTTGTGGTAAGTTAGTGACGTCCACAACGGACAAGCACTCAAACCCTTCCGCGAGAAACCCCACCGTAACAGGTGGGGTTTTTCGTGTATTATAAGGGTATGACCAAAAACATCAGCACTCACATCACAGCTGTACTGTCGGGGGCGACGTCGATTCTGGCGCTTGTCCACCCTGGCTTTGTTATTCCCCCGTTCGTTCAGGGCATTGCCGTTTCGTTGCCTGCCATCTTTGCCGCTGCCATTGAAGCTCTGCACTTTGTCAAAACGCATAACCTTCAGGCCAATATTGCCGCTGCTGACCACGTTGTCAACTCGCTGTTGGCTCAGGCTCCGGCGCCTGCCGTTGCACCCGCTCCGGTCGAAACCCCGACGACCCCGGCTGCCTAATGAGCCACGGGGACGTAATCGAAAACTCACTTAAGACGTGGTTGGACGATAACCTCCCCAAGTTTCTGACGAGCATCAACGCCGAGCTTCTCGACGAAGAAGAGTGGAAGATGCCCGTTGTTGAGGACTACTGCCTTGTCGTCGCTGTCTCTGATTACAGCGACGGCAATGGCGGTGTCTTTACAATCTACGGCAATGCGCCCCAGTACCGCATCGCAGGGTTGTTGGCTACCGCATTGAATAGTTAATGGCCGTTACACCCGTCCAGCGCAAGAAGTATTTTGAGGCACGGGCGGCTGGTTTCTCTATTGCTCAAAGCGCCCAGAAAGCCAAGTTCTCTGAGGCAACTGCCTACCGCGTAGAGAAAGCCGCACAGGCACTCAGGGCGAATACCGACATTGACTCGTCGGCGTCTAACTACCGTGAGTTAAAAGCCGAAGCAAAACTCGACGGCCCCAAGTCCTACGAGAAACTTTGCTCCGAAGCTCAGCAGGCACTTGAGGATTTCGGCTACTTTCGACGTCGGTACTTCGGTCGTGTCTCTACGCCGTGGCAGGAAGAGGCTGGCGTCAAGCTAGTTGAACTGCTGGAGTCGGAGAACAAAGAGTACGTGGTGATGAACATGCCACCAGGCTCCGGTAAAACCACTCTGCTTCACGACTTGACGTGCTGGATTATCTGCCGTAACCGTTCTGTGCGTCTGCTTACTGGCTCTGCCACCATGAGCCTTGCCAAGCGAAACCTGATGCGTGTGCGTCGTTCGCTGGAACGTGTCATCCCCGAACAGGCTGACGATCAACTTAAGGCACGTGGGCAAGCGGTAGATGCCGAGTCCACCCTGGCGCTAGACTTCGGACGTTTTAAACCACTTGACAAAGAACTATGGACCAATGAAGCGTTCATTGTTATGCAGCCGGAAGAAAACGGCGCTATCTCAGAAAAGGAACCAACGCTAAGTGCTTACGGTATGGACTCTGGTTTTATTGGCGGCCGCTTCGACGGCTGTTTCTGGGACGACCTCGTTGACCCTCGAAAAGTCCGTAGTGCTGAACAGCGTGAAGCGATGGAGGACTGGTATCAAGACGTGGCTGAGACGCGACTCGAACCGGCAGGCATGCTCGCTCTTATTGGCCAGCGTCTTGCTCCTGACGATTTGTACCGCTTTGCACTAGACATGACCCAGCCGATTGAGGATGACGAAGTTCTAGACGTCCTTAGCGATGACGAGATTGCGAACCTCCGCCATGACAAGAAATACAAGCACCTTCTTTACAAGGCTCACTACGAAGAAAAGTGTTCGCCGGAGAACCACAAACGAGGCTCTGATGCCTACCCCGTGGGCTGTTTGCTTGACCCACGGCGACTACCCTGGCGAGAAATCTCAAACCTTATGTCCAACCGAGGCGAACGCTTTGCCGTCGTCTACCAGCAACAAGACCTCGCCCTTGACGAAGTGCTTGTCCGAAACGAGTGGGTGTATGGCCATGGTCAATCCATCGGCTGTATTGACAAAGATCGTGACCGTTGGGAAATACCACCCGGCCTTAACCCAGCAGACTGTATGGTTGTCGCAACCGCTGACCCCAGCCCGACGAACTTCTGGTCTATTCAATGCTGGCTGTACCACCCTGAAAGCCAGCAGCGTTTCCTTCTTGACCTCATCCGTAAGAAAATGGAAGCGCCGGAGTTTCTAGAGTACAACTACAACCTAGGCGAATTCACCGGGGTAATGGAAGAATGGCAGCGTTTATCAACGTCGCTCGGCTTTCCGATTCAGTGGTGGATTATCGAACAGAACGCCGCTCAACGGTTCATGTTGCAGTATGACCACTTTAAACGGTGGCGTCAGCTCAACGGCGTTGAGGTAATTCCTCATAACACCACGCAGAATAAAAGTGACGCAAATTACGGTGTTACGACGATTTCGCAACATTGGCGCTTTGGTCGTGTACGCTTGATGGGTAAGGGTGAAGGCAAAACTCGTGCAATGCATCTTATTGACGAAGTAACAAAATACCCTCACGGACGTACTGATGACTGCGTAATGGCGGAGTGGTTCTTTGAGTGGAACATCCCCAACCTTTACCAGCCTAAGACTCGACAGGTACAAGCGTGGCGACCCCAATGGGTGCGAAGCACGCAATTAGCGAACTTGAGGTAATACATGGCATTGTCACCTGACAACGATAAGGCAGCAGGTCAAATCGTTTCCATGTACCAAGAACGGCGTATGAGCCGCTCTGGTATCTTCAAGCGCATGGCTGAGGTCCGTGACCACTACAACGGTGACGTAATCGTTCCCCTGCCGGAGTTGGACGAGGCTGAGAAGCCCGCCATCCCGAACCTTATCGCTCAGGGTATTGACCAGTTCTCGATGCGTGTGGCGTCGGTCTTGCCCGACATCCAGTACCCTGCTCTCCGCAACGGCATCCAGGCGTCGGAGAACCGTGCGCGTGATCGTCGCATGGCCAACCTTGGCTGGTGGGATATGAACAAGATGGGAACCAAGGTTCGACGTCGAGCGCGTCACTTGACGGCATACGGTATGTCGGCTATCTCCATTTCTCCCGTGGCCCTTGACCCCAGCGACCGCCGACAGATTCCGTTCTGGCGTGTACGTAACCCGTTGGCTACCTACCCATCGCCCATGATTGACCCCGACAACATGGAGCCGACCGACTGTATCTTTGCCGACCGTCGCCCGCTAGGCTGGTTGCAGGAAAACTACCCCGCCCAGATGAACGTGCTGTATCGTGGCGACAAGGGCAAGTCGGACCTGTTCCAGATTCTTGAGTACATGGACGCAGGCGAAACCGTCCTTGTGGCAGTCGGCGCCGAACGCCCAGCTCAGAACCCTTACGGTCAGGAAGTCGGCAAGGGGTCGGCATCCAACATTGTTTTAGAACGTATCCTTAACCGCGCAGAGGTCTGCCCTGTTGTTATTGCCGGTCGTATCACGCTTGACCGCTTGCAGGGTCAGTTTGACCAGATGCTCGGCATGTACCAACGAGAGGCAAAACTTGACGCACTTAACACAATCGCGGTATTCCGCAATGTCTTTCCCGATGAGTGGGTGGTTTCCCCCGCAAACGCACCCACGAGTCCCCGAATTATCCAAGAGGCCGATGGCAAAATGGGTATCCGAGGAATTCTGGATAAGGGACAAATCCAACTAATCCACCCGCAGCAGACGCAGGACGCGCAGATTGCCATCAGCAATCTTGAACGCGCTCAGCGTATGACGGGCAACATCCCCCAAGAACTTAACGGTGAGTCCGGTTCTAACATCCGCACCGCCCGCCGTGGTGCTACTGTCTTGGGGTCAGCCATTGACATGCCACTTCAAGAGTACCAGGAAATTCTGGCGAACTCGATGGAACTGGAGAACAACCGCGCTGTAAAGATGATGAAGGCGTACTACGGCAACAAGCCCAGTATGTTCTTCTTCGGTACTGACGGCAAAATCGAGCGACCGGACTACACCCCTAATGAAACTTTCGAAACTGACATGTCGCGTGTGGTCTACCCTATGCCGGGTAGCGACGTCAATTCTATGGTTGTGTCTATTGGACAGCGTGTTGGCATGGGTATCATGTCCAACGAAACCGCCCGTACCATGGACCCAGCGATTAAAGACCCGGCGCGTGAAGCAGATCTTGTCGAGATTGAAGGACTACGCAAGGCACTTCTAACTGGCCTTGAACAGCAGGCGGCACAGGGCCAGCTTGACCCCAGCATCATTGCCCGTATCGCCATGGCAAAAGCCCAGCGCCACACCTCGCTTGAGGACGCCGTTGCTCAGATTCACAAGGAAGAGCAAGAGAAGCAGCAGGCACAGGCACAGGCACAGGCTCAACAGCAGGCGCCAACCCCTGACATGCAACCCGGTCTTGGCGCCAGCCCAGAGAACCCGATTCAGGGCGCACCAACCCCACAGGGCAAGCCCGACCTTCAGACCCTTCTCGCCAGCCTTCACGGCGGAGCAGGTGGCCCACCGCAGGGTGGTATGGCACCAGCCGTAGCACAGGCACCAGCACCAGCACCAGCAGGAGTGTAGTAAATGCCACGTAAGGGTAGGGGCGGCGCACGCCAAGGCACACCAGGTACGGCGTACGGACAACGTACAGACTTGAACCAGCCCATCTCAACGGTTCCCGGTCAGGAGTATGGCATGGCTAAACAGCAAGCCGACGCACAGCGAGCAATCCCCATGGCAGCCTCGCCAGTTGCACCTGCACCTGCACCTGCACAGCCACAACAGCCACAAGGCCAGCGCCCATCTATGCCCCAGCCCGGCACGATGCCACACCTTGATCCGACCAACCGCCCCGAAGAACCCGTCACGGCAGGGCTTCCCTTCGGCCCCGGAGCAGGCCCAGAGGCAATCGCTCGTCCAGCGCCACGTATCTCTCAGCAGTTCAGCCAACTCGCGGAACTCTCCGGCACGGCTATTGACCTTGCCAGCACCGCTCGCTCGATGGGACTTTAAATGCCAGGCGGAAACCTCGCGCTCGGCGCCGCAGAACAGAACACCTTTAACCAAGAGGAAGGTGCGTTCGGTTCACTTCCGCAGACCTCGCAGGACAAGTTAGTCCAACTCTACAACGCCAACAAGGGCATGGACCCCACGGTCGCTCACTACGCGCTTCAGAACCAAGACATCAACCCCGCTCACGTTCAGCAGGCAATCAACTACTTGAACATGGTTGGCGGCATGAAGAACGGCTACATCTCGCAAGCCAACACCGACCAGATGGGTTTCTGGCAATCGGTACGCAACGTCTTTGATACTATCCGAGGCAACGCAGGGAAACTGCTGAACGCTCAGCCATTGACGCCTATGCAGGCACTTGGCAAGGGCGAAGAGTATCTGAACGCTTTTAGCCAAGGCACGGCAGAATTAGCCAAGGGAACATGGGATACGGCGGCTCGCGCTGCGTCCACCGTTACCGAACTTGCTACGGGTGGTGAGATTGGCGCTCAGGGTATTGGCGATCGAAGCAAGAACCTTCGTGACGCCTACACCACGTTTAACAACATGGGCTACGACCTTGAGCCTCAACACCTATGGGGTGCGCTCAGCCACATGGGTTCGTACTACGAGTCTATGGCCGCACGTAAGGGCTGGGATTACACCCTCGCTCACGCCAGCCCGAACATCATTGCCGCATTTCTTGGTGGTGGTGAACTTAGTATGGCCAGCGTTGACGACAGCATTGAGTCGGCGGCCACCACGCTTACGCAGTTGCAGGCGAAAGTTGACAAGGGCGCTCAACTTACCGAGGACGAGATTGCCAAGTACCAGTTCACTAAGTCCATTGTTGAGGACGCCAAGAACCGTCTGGTCGCTATGGACGAGCGTGCTGGTATCACAAACCTTGTCAATGAGCTAAACGCTAAATTGGCGGAAGATGGAACGCTTACCCAGCAAGAGTCGGTCGCGCTCAAAGAAGCGACTGAGCGCAAGGCCGTTCTGGACAAGAGCCGTCTGGAAACACCGGAGGAACTGAAACTCCGCGACGAGAACCGTCTTAACAAAATGCGTCTTGTTCGACGTGGCTTTAACACCGCAGCGACCAACGCTACCAAGTACACGGTCGGTATCCCCATCGCTGGCGCTCGCGCCTTGTTAGATGCCGGTAAATCAGCCACCACGTTCTCGCTGTACGCCGCTACCGCCGCCCAGGCGCAGGCTGACCCACTCACTCGCCAACTCTGGGAACAGACGCTCAACGGTCCGGTTGATGCCTATGGTCGACCCACCGGCAGTTTCGGTGAGACGTTGGCTAGTTACTTCATGTCCAAGAACAACGCCTTTTTCCACGCGGCGTCGGGCCTGACTGACCTGTACACCAACTACATTGCGGCTGACCCGTTTGCCTTTGCGGGATCACTTTCGGCTACGGCACGAAGCGAGTTCGGCTTTAGCGGTGTCCTCGGACGCTGGTACGGCGGTATTGGTGTTCGCACGGGTGATGACGTATTCCGTGTGATGAACAACTCCATCCAGATTACGAACGCATTTGACTATATGGCGAAGCACTCGGCGTCGGACATCAACGCCATGTTCCCCTACATGTATAACCGCGACGCTCTAATAAAGTTGGGCGAAGCAAAGAACATCAACGAAGTCGCTCAGATTCACGCCGACATCGCTGACGGTATTGGTCTTACGCGCAACGTTATGCCGACGTTATCGCCGTGGAAAATCTTTAAGTCCACGTTCCGTAGCGAAGCGCTGGACCGTTTGGGCTTGCGTGGTTTCGTAGGCGAACTGCTGACCGAACACTACGACCTTATTGGAGAACTAGCCGACACGGTTAAGAAGCAAACCGGCATGGACATTGTGCCTCGCAGTCTGACCGAGGTTGCCGTGGACGACGCTGGCCTTCGCGCCGAAGGTATTGAACTGCGCCGGATATTGAGTCGCTCGTCTGCCAGCCCCATTTACCGTATGGAGCGCTTCCTAGCTCGCCAGCTCACCGCTCGCCCAATGTTCTACGACGAAACGATTAAGGCGTTCACGTCTAAGGAGTTCAACCCCGGCGACATCCGCGCTATCCCCGCCATCCAGAACTTGATGCGTATTGCCAACTACCCAGAGATGGTGGTTAAGACCGTTGGTGACGCACTCATCCACACCCCCGATCCGCTGGACTTTGTGAACCTATGGACCAACGTGGTATCGCACATGACCACGACCGAGATTCGCCGCTCTGTTCCCAGCATGATGTCCGAAACCCTGTTCGCCCCGATGCGTGACAAGGTGAACGAAATCATCCAGACCGCAGTTGGTCTTGACGGTGGTGGCGTTGAGTCCACCTACGGTAACGGTGTCAACGCTTCCCGCTCGTCGGCGCTCATGGACCCAGAAAACCCAGAGGACATTAAGCACGCTGGTTTCCTTGAGAACCACCTGGGCCGTCTGAACTTCTTTGACCCACGTATCCTTAAAGGCATCCAGCGCGCCATGGTGGACGCCGTTGCTGACACGTACAAAGTTGGCGCCAGCATCTCCGACACGCTGTTTATGATGGAGCGAGAAACTATCCGGCAACTTGCAATTTTCCGCAAGGCCAGCATCTCGGACATTACCGATATCGTGCGTCGTTTTTACGACAAGCACCTTGTTGAGATTGCCAGCCACGAGGACAACGCTCGCACCGACACGTTCAACAACACTCACGCGGCTATTGCTCAACGGATGAAGAACCTCTACGCCGACCCAACTAAGAACGACGTCGAGAAATTCCTTGAGGCCCACGATTACATTCGTGAAAACGCCACTCGCATTATTAACGAAATGGAAGCGTACACCAAACGTCGCTTTGACGAGGGTACGTACATGTACCCCGTGTCCAAGGACATCCGCGCTGCGCAAGGTGAGTACCAAGCGTACAACGACTACGAACGTGCGCTCGGCGTCAAGTTGCAAGAGAACTTCCTTGATGAGAAGTCTCTGCGTGAGTGGCTCCGCAACTACGCAGAAGTAACCCTGCCGGGGCAGAAGGCGGCGCAACAGGACCTCATTGACATTATGCGCCGTCGCATTGACAATCGCATTGAACAAAACAAGTCGTTCCTCAACCGCTGGCAACGGACTGTTGACTTCGGCAACCGCGCCCTGAGCAACACCTTTGTGCCGTTGGCTCTCTACTCTGGTGGCTGGTCGCTGCGTGTCGCCGCCTCCGAGTACATGCTCAACTCGTTCCGCCTTGGCCCGATGAAGTTGTTTGAGTCCAAGCTCATTACTTCCATCGCCAAACACGAAATTGCTGGCGTTCCTTTGCAAGTTGTAGAAAAAAATGGAGTAAAAGTAACCGAGGCCGACCTCATTAAGTCTACCGCCGCTAAAGCGATGGACGTAGTGCAGAACGTTCTCGTCAACGAAGCGCCCAAGTTCGTCAGGGACATGTTCGCTGGTATCACGATGGGCTTTGAGCGTGGTCTGCTTGCAGGCATGGACGAAGAGCGTATGTACCGGATGCTGGACGACTTCGTGGGTGCCATTATGCGCCACGGCGGTCATTTGCCTGGTGCTGTCCACGAGGCCGCTAACTACGTTGACCCCGAACTGTTCACTACGCACGCCCAGAACATTACGCACGGCGTCAACGATAAAGGTGAGCCGGTTCAGGCTGACACCATCCGCACGCCCAAGTTCGTCACTGCATCCGGCGAGAACCTCGCTACCGCTCTGCACGAGAACTTCCACCGTGTCTACGGCTCTGACCTTGCTCGTGCCAGTATGCAGGACCTCCAGAAGATTATGGAGGACGAGGGCATCAGCCAAGTCACCGAGGCTGAGTTCCAAGCACTCCACAAGCGCCTTGAAGAACTTACCTTGAAGCGCATTGAAGAAATGGACCCAGCCCTTCGCGCTCGCTTTAAGCAGGACACGATGGAGATGGCCGACCCCGGACTCCGCACCGGCAACGGCCCTCACGCTGACTGGGCGTGGCGTGTTGTTGAGAATAACCTTGCGTTAGTTCACGGTGTGAGCAAGGGTGGGTACTTGTTGCACGACGGTTTCGTGGATCAGATTGCTTCCGGCGAGATTCACTCCCCAGCCCAGATTGCTCAAGAACTGTCCAAGATGGGTTCGGCTACCCCGCGTGACATTAAGGCTCGTGGCTTCTTGAGCCGTGAACAATGGAAGGGCGTCACGTCAAGCGTTGACTTCATTAAGAAAATCACGAACCTTGGTCACGAAAAGGTGTTTGGCCCCGTCGTGAACTCGCTTGTCCGTGAGCCTATCTTCTTGTTGGAATACCACTTGGCGATGGAGAGTATGCGCGATAAGCTCGCCAGCGGCATCCTCAGCACGGACGAGGCTGAAGTCATGGCTGACTACCAGGCTCTCATCAACATGAAGAAGTACGTTCACAATCCCCTTGAGCGCACCCAGTTTGAGAACAACATGCGTGTTGCCGCACCGTTCTACTTCGCCCAGAATCAGGCGTGGCGTCGTGCGTTCCGTGTCATGGAGCAAGACCCAGGTGCGTTTGAGCGTTACCTCAAGGCTTGCCTCGCCGTCACCAACTACGTTTCTATTCACACGCAGGGCGGTCAGGTCCCCTCGCTGTCCATCCCCGGCTCACAATGGCTTATGGCTAGGGTCGGTTCGCTCGGCTCGCAACTCGTGAGTGGTTTCAGCCCCAGCGAGCAGGCGCTCTTTAACAACCTTGGTTTCGGTCTGTCAATGGACACCGGCTCAATCAACACCATCGTGCCTACCGGATCGGTTGCCGGTCGCGGCATGTTCGGTGAACTGGCTCGACCTTCGTGGGGTCCTCTTGTCTCCATTCCAGTTGACTACGCCGCTAAATACTTTTCTAACCACCCGTGGTTTAACAAAGCGGCTGAATCGTTCCTCGGCCCAATCGCTTCGCAGTCGGGCATGTTTTCGGAAATCATGCCGTCTACTGCCGTTCGTGGACTCATTGGAGTTGTCGGTGATCTTCTCAACGTGAAGAACACGTCGGCCATTGCATCCATTGAGAACCAAGTCATCAACGACGCCATGGACAACCTCCACCGTGAACTCCGTTTGCAGGTTGAGAACGAGTACGACTGGACGGGCGTGACCCCGGCGCAGAAGAAGGCGCTCATCACCATGGTCGTTGACCGTGAGTTCAGCGACGTCCTCAAGAGCGAAAAGTGGGCAAATATCGTCTCCAAGTCCAAGTACGCCGCACTCGCCATGTACGTTACGAAACTCGCCATCGGCTTTGGTTCCCCCATGGCACTCAGCGTTCGCGCTCAGTTCTCGCAGTCGGCGGCGTTCCAGAAGATTGCCAACAGCATTGACCCCGACACCGGCCAGCCGTACTCGTTCTCCAAGGCGGTTGCCCTCTGGACGCAACAACACCCAGACGATGTGGTGGACTTGGTATCTAAGCGCACCGCCGCCAATGGCACGAACTTCCCTGAGACTAACCAGTACATCAAGATGTGGAACGACCACTCAGGCGACATCATTAAGTACCCCACGTTGTTTGCCTACTACATCACCCGCAACGGCGCGTACAACCCTCAGGCGTATTCGTTGCAGGTCAACTCTAAACTTGAGAACGAGTCCACGCCAAGCGAGTACCGTCAGGCAATTCAGACCGCCATCGGTAACGACTACTACTACAACGTTCTTGAGCCGTTGTACTACAAGAAGTACGGCACCTGGCTTGGCGCTAACAACCCGAACAACAACATCTCGTATCAGGGCTACAAGGAGCTTACCCAGGCGGCTCGTGAGTTCGGTATCAACGACAACCCTACTTGGTGGGCGAACTCCAACTTTGGCGTAGCGAAGGCGGCACAAGAAGCAAAAGCCGTGTCTCAGTTGGCGCAGTTCATCAACGACCCCAACGCCGCAAACGTAGTCGGCCAGCAGGGTTTGGCAAACCTGCGCGAACTCTACACCACGTACAACCAAGTGGTCACTCGCGTTCGTGAGGATCGAAACATGGGCGCAAATTCGTCGGCGTACAACCTTGAGAACGAGTGGTACAACCTGTGCCAGAAGATTTCCACCGAACCACAATGGGCGCCTCAGGCGTACCTCATTACATCCGTACTAGCGAAACTCCCGACAAAGTAGGAACGTATGGCAGAAGAAACCGCACCTAAGACCCTTACCGTTGACGACCTGCAAAAGATGGCGCACGACTATCAGGTGCCAATGTCCGAGCAGACCATTAAGCAGATTGCTGGCGATGCTGTCACGCCGGAGAAGGCCAAAGCGTTTGAGTCGTATGTCCAGACCGCCGCACAGGGCCTCTACCCCACGCTGGCGCCACAGATTAAGGCTGGCATCCCCACCGCCTACCTCCTTGACCCTTACCGACAGGTAGGCAAGCAAGTGCTGGGTGAGGAATTCGAGCCGGACTTTGTGGGGAACACCCTTCACGCAAGGGCGCTCTCTGGTGGTTCCGACCCCGCCACCGGACGTCCTGCCCCAATGGGCCTTGACCAATGGACGAAGTTTCTCAAGACCGAGCCGTCTTTCGGTTGGTCTAAGACCCCTGACGGACAGCAGGCGTACCAGAACGTCCTCGCCAATCTTCACCAAGCACTCACGGGAGGCAAGTAACAATGGCATCTAAGACAAAGGCAACAAGCCTTCTCCCCTTGCTTCCCGGTCTTGGTGGCTCTGTCGGCGGTGGCGTACTCAAACTGCCCTCCGCCGCACAGTTGGAGTCGGTCGGACTCAACGACAAAACGTTGCTCAAGCAATGGGCTGGCAAGGTTCGTGAAATCCCCATCGGCATTACCGGATCAAAGGTAAGTTCCGTTGACGCGGTTAAGGCGACCCTTGACGCTTTGCCGGAGGCAGTACGCAACGCCACCTACGAGTACCTCGGACTCAATGACCCCCAGCTCGGAAGCACCACCGGCAAGCCCTCGACCATCAACCAGCGTGTTGAGGCAATCCTCCCCATGCTGGAAGCAGGCAAGGGCGACCTCGGCTTTGTCAACTACAACCAAGTCCTGTCTCAGCAGTCGGTCACGTCCGGTCTTGCTGAGTTCCAGTCCTCTCAGCGTGCTGGGCTTCAGGTTGCGAAACTGGGCGCCACCTACTCCGCTGAGTACAGCGCCGAGACGGCAGTACAGTCGTACCTAAACCAATGGGGTCTTGACACCCCCGCCATCACGCAGTTCGTTCACGAGTTAGTCACCAACCCCAACGGGCAGATGACGTCGCCCTCGGAGATTCTCAACGTCCTTCGTGGCAACCCCAGCAACCTCGGCGCAAACGTGGACAAGGAAATCCACCAGGCGTACAACAATGCCTTCCCCGGCTTGGCAGAGTACAACAAGCAACCTGGCGCACTCAAGATGACCGAGAGCCAGTACATGACGTACACACAGTCAATTATGAACGGCGCCACTCAGTACGGCGCACCCATGCCTACCCAGCAGGAAATCGGTAAGTTGCTCAACGGTCACGTTTCTGCCGTCGAGTACACCCAGCGAGTGCAGGACGTCTACGCCGTTATCTCTAATGCCGACGCCAACACGAAGAAGATTCTGGAGCAGGAGTACGGTGTCACGCCTAAGGACTTGATGCACTACTTTATGAACCCGAAGGAAGCACTCCAGACGATGCAGCGTAATGTTGCCTCGGCGGAGATTCAGGACTACTCCAACCGTGTCGGCCTGACTGGGCTGGGTAAGGCGCAGGGTAGCGAACTCGGACAAATGGCGAAACTCGCCTCCGTCAAGGGTGGACAAGCTCTCGGCTACGGTGTGTCGCAGATCGAGAACAGCCTACTTAACGCCAGCCGTGATGTGGCCCTTACGCGCTCCTTGCCAGGGCAGGCTAACCCGACCGTTAACACCACCACCCTCATTGCCTCGCAGTTGGCTGGCTACGGTGGCATGAACCAAGTCGCCGCTCAGACTGCCGTGGCTCGTGCTGAAGAAGCAAAGGTCGCTCCATTTGAAAAGGGCGGTGGCTTTGTGGAAACCGCTAAGGGTGTTACCGGCTTGGGAACTGCGCGTACTTAGCGTAACAAAACACGGCTTGCAATGTATCATCTAAGTAGGTAGTTGGCCCTGTTTGGCCGCAGGCGCGCTGGCTTCCACACCCATTAGGGATTGCACACCCCTGATGCGTACCAGCGTGCATCAACTGATTATCCGCTTTGTTAACCTCTGGCAAAGTGCGTACCCGCAAGGAGCGATTGCATGGCATACGACGACGATTTTGAAGAGCAAGAACAGCAGAACCAGCCGCTTGATCCGAATATTCGGAAGCAGTTGCGTGAAGCTGAGAAGGCTCGCAAGGAACTAGACGCTCTCCGTCAGGAACTTGAAAATCAAAAGCGTGAAGTCCTACTAGCCAAGGCAGGTATTCCAGATTCACCTCTCGGAAATCTTTTCCGGGACGCCTATCGTGGCGAAGCAGACCTTGAGGCAATCCGCCAGAAGGCTCGCGAGTACGGAATCTTGGACGCACCAGCCCAGCAGGTAGAGCCGTCGTTTGACCACGAACTTGAAGCTCAGCGTCGGGCGCAAGGTGCAACTATTGGGTCAGTTGGTGCAACACCCGACCCCCAGCAGGAATACTTTGCTGCACTAGCCGGAGCCTCTAGCGTCGAGGAAGTCATGCGGATCGCGTCCGGTGATGTAGGCCGTAAGGTCGGCGTCACCACCACGGGGATGTACTAAGCCTTTCACTTCCTGAAAGGAAACCCCTATTATGGCCAATGAATTTGGCAACGTATCGGGTACTGACGCCTACACGGGTTCAGGTACTCTTGACTTTTCGAAGGCAGCGTACGACCGACTGGCGTACTTTGCCCTTCGTCCTGAGTTGTACTTCGACGCCGCTGCCGATGTCCAGCCGACTGCCCAGTCAATGCCTGGTGCTTCGGTAACGTTCACTATTGTCAACGACTTGCCCATCGCTTCTTCGGCTCTGACCGAAACCAGCGACGTGGCGACCGTTTCCCTGTCTGACTCGCAGGTCACGCTGACTTTGGCTGAATACGGTAACGCCGTACTCACCACTGCCAAGTTGCGTGGCACCTCGTTCGTGGACATCGACCCAGTTGTCGCTAACGTGGTTGGTTACAACGCTGGTGTTTCGATTGACACGATTGCTCGTGCTGCCCTCGACAACGGCACCAACGTGATGTACGCATCGGGTCTGGGCGCTACGTCGCTTGGTTCCGTAACGGCTCGTTCGTCGGTTGCTGCGGCAAACACTTTGTCCTCGTTGGACATTCGTGTCGCTCGCGCTCGTCTGCGCTCGCAGAACGTTCCCACGTTTGGCGGTATGTACGTCGGTTACATTCACCCCGACCTGGTTGCCGACCTTCAGGGCGAAACCATTTCTGGTTCCAACGTTCAAGGTTGGCGTGCGCCTCACGTGTACGCTCAGCCGGGTGAAATCTGGACTGGTGAGTTGGGTGCCTTCGAAGGCGTCCGTTGGATCGAAACGCCTCGCGCTCCCGTGTTCTCGGGTGCTGGTGCTTCGTCAGCCAACGTCTACGGCACCATCGTCTTGGGCCGTCAGGCTCTTGCCAAGGCGTACTCGATGATTGACGGCAATGGCGCGTACCCGCACGTCGTGCCCGGTCCCATCACCGACCGCCTGCGCCGCTACGTCCCGCTGGGTTGGTACTGGCTGGGTGCTTACGGTATCTTCCGTCAGGCTTCTGTCATGCGCATTGAGTCGACCTCGTTGCTTGGTGCTGACATTGGTACCTCGTTCGACCCGACCATTGACATGGGTGAAAATACCGCTGTCACCACCTCGTTGTCAAGCGTTGCGTTCAACACGCCTTCTACGGGCTTCGCAACGTTCACGGCTTCGGCGGCTCCGGGTCTTGCTACCGACGATGCAGTTGTTATCTCTGGTGCCACCACCAGCGGCATCAACGGCACCTACGTCGTCACCGCGGTCAACACTGCACTCAACCAGTTCACGGTTGCAAGCAGCCTCAGCACTGGTACGCTCGGCTCCGCCAGCGTGGTCTACCCGGCCAACTAGTAGGAATAGGGGACGAGTATGCCATGGCCTCGTAATTGCGCCGCATGTCGTTCGTTCGACGTGCAGGCAGGGATTGATGAAATCCACTGTCTCATCTGCGGTCGTCTTACAGACCTCAACGGCGTACTCGTCCCCGTTTCCCACCAGTTCACCTCGGAGGAACTATGACAATCCCCACTGGCCTCGGCCTTACACGCGGAATCGACGCCGCAGACCCAATTCCCGGACGTTCGTTTGACCGTGTTGCCGCTGCAAAGCGCAATGACGCCAGCGCCGTCAAGGGAGAAACCTCAGACCCGTGCTATTGCGGTAACTGCACCATGACAGATGCAAGGTGGATGTAATGGAATCACGCGCTGCATTCAAGACCATCTCGGAGTTCGACCTTCGTAGCACCGCTGCCAATTACATTGACACTGGCATCATCCCGACTCCTGTTACCTCCACGACTACGAGTGGCCCAGCCAACCGTGGCATGGAAGCGAACACGAACCGCGATGGTTTCATGGCTCCAATGATCACCGGCATCACCACCATTGACTACGCTGCTGCCACTATTCAGCCTGAAGTCATCCCCTTCAAGGTTCGAGAGGACATTTAATGCCTAGCCGTTTTGACGATGTGTTTAGCACGGACAACCGTGAGCGTCCTGGCTTTGTGATGGACTTCCGCCCGACCACTCTGCTTGAGCAGAGCCAGATGGGTATTGACCGCGTGAACAAGCCAGTCGGTACTGCCACCACGCCTCGCGGCGAAGTGCAGACTACGGGTGGTCGTGGTACCACGGACACCGAGGCCGCAATCCGTCTTGGAGCGCAAGGTCGAAAGTAGTTCGGAGTGGCAACTTTCACTCCGCCCATTGCATACGATAACCCACCCATCCTGCCCTTTGCAGGTGGGCTGGGGAATCGTTTGTTTAGGTACTTCCCCAATCGCAAGCGGTATATCACGGTGTTCGCTCTCAGCGACGGCACGTTTGCTCAGGACACGCCTAACGGCTTTGACTTGAGCGGCAACATTGTTGGTGTGACTAACACCAACATTCCGTACCCGTACGACCCCAACAACCCTTCTGCTTCGTACTCAACGTCCTACTACGTCAACTACCAACACACGCCCCCGGTCCCAACGTCCACCAGCGTATCCCACAACCCCTGGATTACTAAAGTGTACTTAGCGCCAACAGTTATTACTTCGGCAGAGCAAGCCGCTTTGACCGGCGCTGGTTACGGAGGATGTATCCAATGACAACGCTACGACACAACACCGGCGTATGCCCCGAAGGTTGCTTTGGTTGCAAGGTTGCTTCGGTTGCCTTCGCCGCCTCAGCTATGCCTACCCGTTCTGAGGCTGGCACGGTTGAGCGTGAAACAAAGATTATGCACAAAGACGTGGCTGCCTACCGGCGACTACGCAAGAACGGACTCCAGCCCAAGTCGGTGAAGGGTGCGGCTCGGCTCGAAGCCCGCGCCGACTCCAAGTGGGAAGTGGAAACCAACACGTCGCTTCGTGGCGACACGAAACTTGGCAAGCGCCTAGACGAAACCCAGGCGGCGATCAACAAAGGTGAATCGGTACTCTAATGACCACAGGCGTTCTGTCAGGCGTAGTCTTTGGACCTTCGGGTGCGCTCAACGGCGCACAGGTCATGGCCTACAGCACGTCGCTGTTCACCTCTGAACCTGCCGCTGGCACCGCTGCACCTACCACCGGCACGATTGGCACGAACGTCTTTGGTCCTGTTACCACCGGCACAAACTTCGGCGGCCCCGGACAATGGGAGATGACGGGCGTAGCAATCGATTCGTACTATGTCGCTGTCACTTACCCGATTGGTTCCACCGGCGCTCAGACCTATTGGACGCTGGACGACTCTTTGGTCTTGACTATTGGACCTGCTGGCCCGACGGGACCTGCTGGCCCGACGGGACCTGCTGGCCCGACGGGACCACAAGGACCGGCTGGAACGGGCATCAGCACTCTGACCGGCGACGTGACCGCTTCTGGCGCCGGCTCAGTCGCCGCTACTCTGGTCGGCACGTCCAACGTTGAAAGCATCATCTCCGCTAACACCACGGTCGCTGGCGCACTTCAGAAAGGCACAATCGGCACGATTGGCTCAATCACGGCAACAGGCTCGTCGCAGACAAGCGTGGCGGCCCTGACGTACAACTACAACATCGTTTCGGGAGCAACTGCTACAACCAACGGTGGTTCAGGTACGGGTGTCCACCTGCCCTACATATCATCGGTGGGTCAAACCGTTTGGGTTGACAACGCCGACAGCACTCACTGGCTTCCCATTTGGCCTTGCATTGGTGACAGTCAAAGCATTGACGGCGCAAGCGCAAACAGCCCTGTATGGATTGCCCCAGGTTCGTACTGGTTTGGTGTTACGGAAACGACAAGCAATTGGGCTTCGGCTGTGTCCTCGCTCAACACGGATTCAAGCGGCAACATCGTCGTCACTTACTCCAACGGGCAGACGACCTTCGGGCTGAGCTCGACCCCTGCCCTCGGAACCCCGTCCTCGGCGGTGCTGACCAACGCCACCGGCCTGCCTCTCACCACGGGTGTCACCGGAACGCTCGCAGTCGCTAACCTCGCTGCTGGGTCGGTCGGGCAATACATACAAACCGGTCCGAGCGGTGTTGGCTGGGCCTACGGTCCCGTAGCGGCGACTACAACAACCTCGGGCCTTATCCAATTGGCGGGCGACCTCAGCGGCACATCGACTAGCCCGACCGTCGTATCTGTGGCTCACGTCACGACGGGAACACTGCCAGTAGCGAACGGTGGCACGAACCTCACCGCCGTCGGCTCTAACGGCACGGTGCTGACCTCGAACGGCTCGGCGCTCTCCTACGTCACCCCAGTCGCCACGACCCCGCCAGCGTTGAATGGACTGAAGGCATGGACGTATGACGCGGGCACGAACACGGTGGCGACCGGCGGCCTGACGCTGGCGACCGGCACAGTCTACTTTATGGCGGTCTACCTCCAGGCAGGCGTGACCTACTCCAACGTCTACGTCATCACCGCCACGGGTGTCGGTAGCAGTTACGTCACGGTCGGCCTCTACAACGCCACGACGCAGTTGGCGGTGACGGGTAACATCGCCACGACCACGACCAACACGCAGGCTTCCGGCAGTTTCGGCACCGCCTACACCCCGACCACCTCGGGTGTCTACTGGCTCGGCATAATTACAAACTCGGCGGCGGCGAGTCACCTGTTCGCCTTTAACCAGGCGACGGCGGCAGCCATCAACGTCGGCCCCAACACAGTCGCGGCGAACACCCTCAACCAGCGTTGCAGTACGTTGACCGTAGCCTCGCTTCCCACGACCATCTCGGGAACCCCAGCAGTTAGCGGCTCGCCCATCTGGGTCGGTCTGGCATGACCTCACGCAAGAATTACACGCGCCCCTATTTCGGCGCAGGCTTCATCGGCTGGTTTCTCGGCAAGGTCGGTTTCAAGGCTTCCCCTGGCACAGTTGAGGGCACGTTCTACGGCGCTAGCGTTGCTAGCACATTTGCCAGCGCAACCGTCGAGGGCACGTTCTACGGATCTACGGTGCGCGGCACGTTCTACGCCGGCAACGTCGAGGGCATGTTCACTTCCGCTACTACGAAAGGCACGTTTTACGCATGAGCTCCTACACCTTTTTCGAGGGCGCTGTAATCAGGGCCACCACCACCGATTACCCCTTCACCAGCATCTCGGGCACGAAAGTCAACCCCGACATCGTGACGCTTCAAGTCTCGGTGCAAGGGCAGACCTCC